TACTCCACATCCTTATCCGTCACAGTGTTACGGCCACACGCCTTGCAGTAATGAGCAGCCAGGACGGTAGCCGACTCCATCACGGGTAAAATGATATCATTCACAGCATCCATAAAGTTGTCCTCCATGTATATACATGGTGAAGATTTCCTTAGTTATAGTAAATGAGCGAGACGCTCTACTACGGCGGGAAGAATATAGCTGGCCTGAGTAACGTCACAGCGTCAGCCTTTTATGGCACATTTGTCGGCTCAGCTACTCAGCTGACTGGCATTCCAACAGGCCCCACTGGACCTCAGGGAACAACAGGACCAACTGGAATAACAGGTCCAACTGGCTTCACTGGGCCTGGTTACGGACCATACCAGACAGCTGCCAGTACAAGCTTTTCACCCATCGTTGGTGGAAGTGTCAACGTTACCCTTCTAACCAACCTACAATCGGCATTCTTTGTCGGTCAGACTGTACGAGTCTCAGCCAGTAGTTTAATCTACTTTGATGGTCTAATTACCGCCATCGCGGGACTCGTATACACTATCCAAGTTGATTTCACAACAACAGCCAGTGCAACGGGCCAGTGGACTTTTGGACTTGCTGGCCAGAGAGGAGCAATCGGTTCTACTGGTCCAACTGGCCCAGCACCATCCGGGTCAGCTGGTGGTGTTGTATATCTGACAGCCAGCCAGCTTTCTGCGGCAACTCTCCCAGCCGACTTGGTGTGGGACAATGCAAATGGAAGACTTGGTGTCAAAACCACTACACCCGCATTCCAACTTGAAGTGACTGGAAATGCGAAAATTTCAACCGACTTGACAATCGGGAATCCACTGGCTCTTACAAGTGGTGGGACTAGTAGAACAACTGCACAGGGTGCTATGAACGTGTTTGCAGGGGCTGTGACGTCAGGTTCATTCCTGCGAGGTAACGGAACAGATGTGACAATGTCAGTCATTCAGAATGGTGATCTTCCAGCAACAATCTCAAGAACAAACATTGCAGGTACCACATCTGTTGTGGGGCCAATCGTTGGTTCGAACACCATTGCAGCAACAACTATAACAGCTTCAGCAATATCGGGTACTTCTCTACTGGGTCCTATTGTCGGTTCCAATGCGATTTCAGTGTCGAGTGTTAATTCATCTGGTAAGATATTTGGATCGGAGATATATGGAATCATTTCAGGATCTAACTCAATTACTTGCACATCTCTCGTAGGTATTCAGCAGGTGAGTGGTAATCCTCTTGTTGGGCCTTTAACAGGTAGTAATACCATTTCAGCAACAACAATCTCAGGAACAGCAATCTCAGGGACATCTCTCATCGGGCCTATTGTTGGTTCCAATGCGATTTCAGCTGCAACAGTCACAGCAACATCTGTCGTAGGAACTACTTTGTTTGGAGTACTTTCAGGTGCAAATACTATAGGGTGTTCTTCCGTAGCATCAACTGGTGCAATATCTGGTACTGCAATCTCGGGTACTTCTCATTTGGGACCAATCGTTGGGTCGAATGCGATTGCTTGTTCTTCCTTAACATCCAGTGGCACTATATCAGGAACTGCAATCTCGGGCACTTCTCATCTGGGCCCTATTGTTGGATCGAATGCAATTGCTGGATCTTCTGTAACATCAACTGGTGCAATATCTGGTACTGCAATCTCGGGTACTTCTCTTTTGGGACCTATTGTTGGATCGAATGCAATTGCCGGATCTTCTCTTACTGTCACAACAGCTGTTTCATTTGCAAATGGTGGTACAGGAGCGATATCTCGTCAGTCTGCTATCAATGCACTCGTTGGAACTCAGACAGCTGCTCGTGTTCTGAGAAGTAACGGAACAGACATGAGTTTAGCTCAGGTTAATCTGACTACTGACGTGACTGAGGCTCTTCCATTTGCTAATGGTGGTACCTCAGCGATAACTCGTCAGTCTGCTATCAATGCACTCGTTGGAACTCAGACAGCTGCTCGTGTTCTGAGAAGTAACGGAACAGACATGAGTTTAGCTCAGGTTAATCTGACTACTGACGTGACTGAGGCTCTTCCATTTGCAAATGGTGGTACCTCAGCGATAACTCGTCAGGCTGCTATCAATGCACTTGCAGGGGCTGTGACGTCTGGTTCATTCCTGAAAGGTGACGGAGCAAATATAACATTTACTACCATTGCGAATACTGATCTTCCAGCAACCATCTCAAGAACAACCATCATAGGAACTCATGTGGGGCCAATCGTTGGATCGAATGCAATTGCTTGTTCTTCTGTAGCATCCAGTGGCACTATATCTGGTACTGCAATCTCGGGCACTTCTCATCTGGGCTCTATTGTTGGATCGAATGCAATTGCTGGATCTTCTGTAACATCCAGTGGCACAATTCAGACTAGTTTTGCACAAGGAACTAATTCTCCAGCCAGTGGTCAGGCATACTTTTTCAATCCGACTAATGCAGCTAGCCAGGATGCTTCGTGCGCTGTACGTCTCGCCGGAGCGTCGGCGCGAAATGCATACTATTCGTATGATGTAAATGGTGTTGCTGGTTGGAGTCACGGGATCATAGGCAATGGAACTGCAGCTAATATCACCCTATTGTTCCGTGCATCATGGGACTTTACTGGGGGAACTCTCTTCACAATGGATCGTTCGGGAAATTTTACTGCATCAGCCGATATTACAGCATACTCCGACAGTCGCATCAAGACGGATATCAAGCGGATTGAAGGGGCCCTTGACAAGGTCTGTAAAATCGGAGGATACACATTTACTCGTACGGATGAGGTGAGCAGAGGACAGCGCCAAGCTGGGGTCCTTGCTCAGGAACTCCTCGAAGTCCTTCCCGAGGTTGTTCGGGTTAATGAAGAAACCGGCTATTATACAGTTTCTTACGGAAACATCACGGCACTTCTGATCGAGGCTCTGAAGGAGGAGAAATCAAAGAGAGAGGCTCTCGAGGTGCGACTTGAGAGATTGGAAAAACTTCTGGAGCAAAAGTAATGGGTCTTCTTGTTCCAGAAGCGCAACTTCCTATGGGGGTGACAGTAAGCAATGTATATATAAGTCTGAACGGTGAAGTAGTACAATTTTACGCGCGCGAATCAAATGTGTACAGAATTAGTTCATCCTATAAAATCTATAAAGACCAGACCAAAACACCAGACACTAACATTCGTATTCCCATATCAGTTCTAGCAAGTTCCATCAATGGTAAAAGCCCGTATGATATATTGTATGAGGAGCTCAAAAAGTTGTATCCAGGATGCACTGATGTTTTTGACCCGGATATTACAGTCAATTCGATTAGTGTGAGCCCTTCTGATACATTGGTAGTAACACCACCATCTCGCCCAGATGGTATGTCTGAAACGCAATATACATATTGGACAGACCTGTTGAGTAACGTAAGTGTTTATATAGAGAATAATCCAGGGAATACAGAACTAGAGGATGCTTACAAATCAGCAGAAACTAGTTTCTTAGTGATGCTATCATCTGATACCATTACCCTAACAACCCTAGAGACGTTATATAATTCTCTTATCTAAAAGGTGGTCCATTGATCCATGTAACTAAACTACACCGCTTTCCTTTAGTGACTGGTGTAACACGATGTCTTAAATAACTAGGAAATACAATCATAGCCCCCCTTTCTTTTGGTGCTATGTTATACTCTTTACTATCGCCACATATAATATGAAGCTCACCTCCTTCATATTCTGACGGATCTGAAAGTTGCACAACTACACTTAATTTTCTACCTGAATCTATTTCGTTACACCCCACATCGTAATGCCAACTATAATGACCCTTATAAGATTCCTCGTATTCTGTGTATTGTAAGTTTTCAGCCATTCTAGTTATATCAAACTTAAATATCTTATCGTTACACTCTCCTACATGATTCATGACTCGTTCATAAAGATTTTTCCAAGATTCTATCATAGGTATCCAGAAAATCTTGGATTTACGCACCTTTGGTGTGACTAGAGAATCACCTGTGAATGCATCCATCATCTCAAAATTATGATTTGTTAAATTATTACATTCCTCACTTGTTAATGCATTAGACATGGTTATAAATTCGGTTAGATGAGAATTGGGACGAGCAAATATACATGTGACGCTTTTTTCTTGAATGTTGTGCAGATCGAATGACAAGTCAGAGTTAGGACCCTCACTATCAACGTAATGTAAGAATAGTTGGATGTATTCATCACCTTTAAATTCTTTTCGTGAATGTTCTATATCACACCCCTTATATATGACACCATCACCTACGTCTTGAATTATAGGTTTCTTAGCCATGTAAATCGCCCACGAATGTGACTGTTTCAAATTGATTGTGACGGAATATTCACATGAAGGTCGGTCTTTATGTGGTGCTAATATATTACCCTTTCGATAGACTCGAGCGAATGAATAGGCGGGTTTCAATTGTTTACCTATGATCTTTGAAATCTTCTCACATAGTGATCCAAGTATGATATTGCACGGTGGAAATGTGTAAATTGACAAGCTATCTTTAACCTGTTCACACGGTCTGAGATATTCGCATTTTGTTATTTTATCAGCGAGTATAGATGCTTCTATAGGATCTATTAGATTCTTTAGAACTTTATAAGTACTCTTCATTAAAGAGTTTATACAAATTAAGGACGTGAAATATACACAGCTCCACGAAATCCGTTTCCTCTTGCATTCGTAGGTGATTGTCCTGCGCCACCTGCACCAGCTAGTGTTCCATTAACTGATCCTGGGAATCCACCTCCAGAACCTTGAGTAGGACCATAACCACCAGCACTACCTCCACCTCCAAAGTTCACAGAAGGGCCTGGTGTGAACGTTATAGTGACCCCAAGGCCACCCGTCCCTTGAGTAGGACCTGGGTTGACGGTGGGGGGGTTCAGTCCATTACCGCCACAGCCCCCACCACCACCCGATCGCGCCGCTGGTGTGGGTGTGATCCCCCCTGGAAACCCCTTTCCACCGGCAACTGTCGTAGGTGCAGCAGATGAATTTCCAGTTCCAACTGCAGCTGGAAATGGACCCGCTCCACCCCCACACCCCCCAGGATTTCCATTTTTTGTGGTTCCAGTATCACCGCCTTTTCCACCCCCTCGTGCAGTAAGTGTTAAAGGAGCCGAAACTGGATTTGTGAATACAGTATTACCACCATTGGCACCCACGCCACCCGCGCCTATTGAAATTGGATAGACTGTACCAGCTACTACTGGATAACTTGCATTATAATAAATATATGCACCAGCTCCTCCACCTCCTGCTCGTCCAGCTGGTCCAGCAGGAGTGTTCAAATTGCCTCCACTACCACCCCCCCCGATAACTAATAGAGTGACGTTACCTGTAAAAGGAGATGTAAACGTTCCAGGGCTAGTGAAAGGTGTAAAGAAAGTAGGTGGAGGTGGTACAGCTTTCGTTCTTCCCCCAAGATCACCACTCAACTTAATAGCTGCTGTAGCACCAGTCGGAATAGCAGGTGTAGCTGGAGTGTATGTTCCGGGTGCGAATCTAAAATTAGCACCCAATCCTCTGGATGGAGGATTGATGGCTAGTGTAAATTCACTTGCTACTTGTGTAAATTTTATGTTTGTTCCAGGAGCTGGAGTTGGCATATAATCATGTGCATGAAAATTATTGTAAGTTGTTGAACATCATCAGTCCTGCCCCATTCTCAATCTTGAAGATGTTGTACGAGCGAGCATACACCCTGAAGTAGCTGTCTGATGAAGCTGCCCGAGTGCTGACGTTGATTGTCTGTCGGGCTATGCGGCCAAAGTTGAGGTGACCGGTCGGATCATCATTCTCGGGATCGAGACAGAATGAATACACGAAAAAGTTGTGGTTGGGGGTTCTCGTATAGTAGTCCATAGTCTGGACGTTATGGAGGTACAGAGGTATGCCTATGTCAGCTGATATGACACTCTGGCCATTGAGCACAAGGCTCAAATTCTGCAGATTGCTCGAATACGAGTATGGTGTGGCATTTGAGTCTTGGATCAGAAAAAACATATCCTTGACGGGGTTGGTAAAGTTCAGGTTGAACGAAATATTTGATGTGGCTGCGGGGATGGTGCCTTGGAAAAATTGAACTTGCTCGACGATGTACTCGAGTGGTTTGGTCTGGAGTACCTTAGCCTCGTCATCCGAGAGGTAAACATAATCAACTAGAAACTGTTGTTTGATTGGTACCCGACGATTGTAAGGCAATATAAAGTTGCCTGCATCGTTAGCCTGTGCAGCAAACGTGAAACCATCTCTGTATTGAATCTTAATCTGAATCACCGTATCCTCATTCAGAGCTGCCAATGGCAAACCTCTTTTGACGAGAGAGAATGGAACAACCACGTAGAATGACAATGGGCTCCTCGCAAACACACCCTTGCCGTGGATTGTTCCGAGTGACGGCTGCTTTCCCTCTGGAACAGTCAGGTCATTCAGAAGTTCAATGTACTCACCATAGACTCTCTCTATGAGCTGTCTTCCACAGTACAGCTCGATATGATCAATCATGTATGTACCAGCTGACTGGATGAAAGTCAAGTCTGTTTCATCAAATTCCACCTTCAGGATAATTCGTGAGATGACATCTCCTCTGTGAGGAAGGACTGTCCATGACGTTCCTCCAAATCGAGTGTCCGAATCTGTATCCACCTCGAGCGTCTGAACCTGGAACCTGGTTGTGCCATCATACTTGTTGAGAAAGTACGAGTGTGTAGCCTCGTTGGCGTCCAAAAAGTCTCTAAGAGACATCCTGATATGTTACCCCATTTTACTTTGAGCTGTTGAACAACAGCCCAGCGAGCCCATTCTCCACACGAAGGATATTATAGTTTTTGGCGTAAATGACAAAGGTTCTTTGGGATGGCGAGGGAT